ATATCTATGAACGTCCCCGCCTCTATGATTTCGTTTTCTTCAACCTTTCTATCCAACCCTAACAGAAAGTCCTCGTCCGTTAAAGCCATGTGCGGGTTGGACTTTATATGTAACGCTTCTAAGTGAGACAATCGTTTTTCTATTTCTTCTTTATCCATTATACTATTAGCTGATGTTTATTTGGGGCTGCTGTGTCCCTCTAGACTGACGACTCCATTTACCACCATTAAGCAGATGTATCAGCCTATTCTACTCACCCCTGATGTTAATTAGTAGCTATTTTGTCATCTTAGTTACGGCTGAAACTATCTGCCCGTTTGCCTTATCAGTGGTAATATCCCCATTAAGCCACTTAGTATTCAGGTCTGCTAGGGAATATAACTTCTCAAAGGGGAATAAATGCGAAGCACATAATCTATTAGCTTCTTTAAATCCTACCTGGCGGTGTATATCCATAGTTCTTGCGTCAACATGGGGGATATTATTACTTCCCCCTTTAACCGGCTCGGATTTTGATTGTACGGCTTCTGGGGGTGGTTGGGGGGGTGCGTCCTCATTACACCATTTACCCGTGTCATCCCCATCATCATCTTTTATTGGGTGGGCATATCCTTTCATCTTACCTTTCATAAAAAATGTCGTGTCATGTATCGAACAATAGTGCTCTTCGCTCATTATCTTCCTCCGTATATTGATTTATTCCTCTTTCTTTAAATCTTCCCATGATTCGCACTCACTGCCTGTAGTATAATGGTCGCATGTGTTATCTGACAGGTCACACCAGTGATAGCCTGAGTATTCAATGTTCCCATGTCCGTCTTTGTATCGTAAGGCTCTAGTATAGGGGCACTTCTCTTTATATTCTAACATCTTTCACCACCTCTGCTCCTAAGTTCTCACCTAAATAAATATTAGTCTTCCCCCAGGTATAAGAAGCATTAGGTTTATACCCAGCAGTTTCTATTAAATCCAAAACTTCATAAATAGTTTGCTCTATACAATCCTTGCATTTATCCGCTTTAAATTTTATAATTATTTGTTCCATTAATCAATATCCTCCGATGTAAAATACTTGGCCGCTAAGGCCAGGACTGCGCAACAATCATATCTTTCGGAATACCAAGCACAATCCTTAGAGCATTTCTTTAGACCATTATCCCCTGGTGCTATCGGGCAGGTCTTTCTGTTATCCCATTCCCCCCTGTTGACTGGTTTTTCCACGTTCCAACCTCCTTAGTTTCTTTTTCCATGTATTTACTAGATTCTCCTCCTTTCTGTTTTCTTTGTCACTGCATACCTCCTAATATATTATAACATACTAGGAGGCATACAGTCAAGTCGCCAGCCTACACACATACTTCCTATGCACCTTTAATTTGCTACTCCTGATTGTTAGCAACCCTTACACCCAACAGCTTTGATACTATCTCCACCTTTACCGTTCTATTATGATCGGCTCATCTCCTCGGCTGGCTCTTACTTAGAGGCTCGAAAATCTTAGACCGCTTTTAACGGCAAACCTCGAAATAAGTTATTATCCTCCTTATTTATTCCTTCTGTGTATATCTATCTTATTAATTAAACTCTCTAACCGTTTGAATAAGCGTTCTTTGAATGTTGGTTTGTGTATTTTAAAGAGAGGTGAGAAGTAATATGATTTATAATGGGACGTCTCATCCACTGTGTCAGCTATATATCTACCAAGAGCAAATCTTTTTGGGGCATCATTGCGATATTCTATTGCACCTTTAGATAGTTCTTCATACCCTTCTATCATATCCTCTAAGCCTACTATCTTCTTGAGGTTTCTTTTAGAGGGGTTCTGCACAAGGTTCTCCCATCGGTTTACTGTTATCCTTGAGACACCTAGCTTCTCAGCAAATTTGCTTTGGGTTAATTCTAATTTACGTCTGATTTCTGTTATCATAGTTCATCCAAGCAATTATTAATTACTTTAATGTATCTCCATCTTTTAGGTTCGTCTTTCGAGTCTAGTTTATATGAAACTAAACAATCATCTGAATCACAGTCTGTGGTTTGTGTCATACATTCAAGAATAACTTTATCCCGATATTCTAACCGCCTTAAATCATAGTATTTATCAGAATCATCATTTAAACCACGCCCCATTACGCTTTGCTTGTTCTCTAATTTATAGGGTATTTCTAATTCATCTAACATTTCTTTGATGGAATCCAAATTAGACATATCTATTGTATTCTTATCCCAAGACATTTTATCCTCCTTTGTATCGTTCCTTTAAGTATATTATAAGGGTTTGTGTAGCGTTTGTCAAGCGAATTTCATATGATTTTCGTCCCTTAAGCAAAGAAAGATTGGGGAGTATTTCTACTCCCCGAAACAGCCCTTCAGCCGTTGACCCAATGCTACTCACATTGGGGTTGTACCTATATTTAATTAAGCCAGCTATTGGGACAATCTATACCCACTTTTCAACTCTAAGTTATTGCACCCATCTGGGTAGCTGGCTGTGGGGCTGGCTGCCCGAATTAAGCCTACTCCGCCAGTTTCACCTAGTTGGTACTTTCTTATGGCACTAGATTACTTTTTACCCCACCCTAATTTATTATTGTGATTTAGTCCCAAAGTAGAATGAAACTACAGCAGTAACAATAGTAATCAGGGCCGTCAATGCAATCTCGTTCTTCTCTAATACCGCCAAGTAAGCCAGCACACCAGCACCAACTACAGCAAATATCAAGGCTATTATTCTTCTAGTTATACTCATATCACTCCTTTATGTTGGGGGTGGGTGAAGTTTCGGTTCCCTATCACACAGCAGCGTATAAGGAACGGACACCAAGCCTTCTGCTGTTTGCTTACGGATTTCATCCGTCACCCCCAATTATTACACTAACAATTTTGGATAGAAAGGATAAAGTTCTTCGGGCATCTTTGAACCCAAATATCTGTAAATCTCAGCATGTCCTTCTATCGCATTGGAAAGCCCGTAAGTATTAATAGAAAACAGGTGAGAGATTAAACGGTCTGTATCTTTTAAGGTCATGTACTTATGATTAAAGGCTGCCTTCTGCCCCTCTGTTAGTAAAGCGTAGGAATTGTGTGCCTGTTCGTGGGCTATTACACCTGGATTTAAGTACCCTGGTTGTGCTTCAATATATCTAACATGACCACCATCCCAACAACCTGCGGGATAAGGCAGGTCTGGTTTAAGAACTATTGTTAAGTGTTCATCCCAATAATCCACATACTCAGAAGGGACATTGTAATTGAAACTCCATTCAAATACTACCCATTCCACATCTACATTATCTATAGTAGCATCAGGGTTAAAGGGTTCTTCGGGGTAGGGGATTGTTGGATTACGTCTGAATAAATTTCTAAAGCACATATTTCCAGTCTTCTTTATAGACTATATCGTTACTACTCGTTATATCTATCTTGTTTATTACCCCACACTCAAATAGTTCCAATTCAGATTCATGTTGCGCATTAGTAAAATATGCCAATGATTCAGGGTCTTCATAAAACCTTTTTAGTTTATCAAGCATAATTAGTCGCTGTATTAGGTGATTGTAATGCTATAGATAATATCCTGTGTAAGTCTGGGACATCCTCGGGTGATAAACAAAAATCTCCCATATAACCCTTCTTACCTCTTAGTAACCTAAAAGCCTGTTTTATTCTAAATAACAGAGAGGGCTTACTATCCAAATATATATCTAGCGAAATATCCACCAGTTGACCAAGTTTGTTCTTTTCAATACCAATATCTAGGGCGTGCCCGGGCCACATACAATCACATTTAACCCTATATAATTGGTACTCGCTATCTTCAAATATCCTTTCCATATTTCTCCTCAGTGAAAGTCTTTGCATCCAAGAGAGCTTTATTGGGTTTACGGGCTTTAGTGTTCATGAATCGGTCAAAAGTATCATTATCTACATATATTTTACAAGTTTCATGACAATCATCGGTCTTGGTATATAATTTGCCATTCTCATATTTCTGAGATACGCTACAAGATCCCATTTGGCAACCATCACAGGGGCTATAAGGCTTGGGTTTAACTTCTATCCATTCTCCCATTCCACTTCTCCTTAGACTCGTAATCTTGTGGTGGCAAGGGTAGCCTCTCAATCTCGATGTGTCCACACACCTCCTTGCCTCTTCCGTACTGGCACTTCCAGTATATATTATGCCTGTCTCTATAAATCTCAGTATAATATCCCCTATGGTTGTTGGGGGCACTCTCCATTATTTGTCATTAAAATATTCCTCTACTTCTGGTAATTCTAATATAATTTCAGCTTGCCTTTTCATGCTGTTGTTAATATCGTAACACATAATCCAATAATTGTCAAGAAGAATATAGACCCTATCCATGTCGTTACTTTACGGAATGTAGTATTCTTCTGGGTAGATTTGCCTTGTTCTTTTACGTCCTTCTTCATTTCCTCAAGGTTCTTTACTAACCACTTAACATCAGTAGCGACTACATCTAAGGTTGTCTTTTCCTTACCGTTCATACTACACTCCTAACTCATTGGGACTTCCATAAAGTATAACCTGTATTCTCTTTCTATACTACCTGTACTGGCTTGATGACTAGACACTAACCAGTGAGGGGTATCACCTATAGGGAGGAATTTTACAGTGTGTTCAGTACCATCTATGTCTGTTATGGTTACAGGATGGGTGGCTGCTTTGGCATTTGCTATGGCTGCTTTAATAACAGTTACGTTGTCTGCTTCAGTTGCGTTGTCCTTTAATCTCAGGGCTTTATGACACATTACCACACAGGAATAGATAGTCTTAACATCAGGGTATAAGATAGTATTCAATTTGAAGTCTAAGAGGACAGGAGTTTTTGCCGTTGTATCAGTGATTCCTTCAAATTTTAGTTTAATCATAGGGGAGGTTCTTGCCGTGGCTGCACTCGATAGGAATTGAGTGTCTATCATTGAAGTCCCTGAGCCGTCAAACTTAACCGCAGAACTCCATGAACCACCCAAGAGTTTATAATAAACATTAAAATAAATATTAGCGTCATAAGAGTGTTCCATTGTTAAGGTAGCACTTAAAGCTAATTTATCCTCAGTAGGGAAACCACCATGTAACCAAGATGTCTCAAATGTACCCCCATTTTTAAATGAAACCTCGTTATCATTTTCTATATCCCCGTATTTAGTAGGTAAGGGGAAATAATATAGAGAATCACCGCTAGATGTAGATGATATATAAAGTCTCTTTTTGTAGATTGAGGAAATAAAGATAGTCTCACAGCCTGTTAAGGTAATTTCATGGATAGGATGCCATCTCCAGGAAGTAGAAGAATCTATTGTCTCCTCTCTACCTGCTAAGACTTCAATATCAGTCGAATTATCCGTTATACAGTATAGATATTTCCCATCCCCTACTACAGCTTCTACTTGCCCTGCAAAATCCCCTATATCTGTGCCATAATTAGAGGGGCTTATCCATGAGTTTATGGTTCCGATTCTCACTAATTCCTGGTCTCCCGTTGGTCTAAAGTATTCACCACCCCATATAGTTGAGTTCTTACCCGAATGAGTTGATTTACTATGTATACACTCAGGGGCTAAATCCTTTTGTACGTTTCCCGAAGAGTCCAAGTAATAGGGCATATCCTCTTTATCTATTAAAAGAGCACCATCTTTCCCCTGTAAGTGGGTTATTGAACTATCGGCATCACCTACTATTGTTTGGTCTGACCACGCTGTACCCGCATTGAGAGGGTCTACAGTAGACCTCACGGTGTTTGTTCCATCATTTGCATATAAAGTATCCACTGTAGTATTAACCCATGTTGCGAACTGAAATGTCTTAACGGTTGCATTGGAGGTTGTAAACGCTTCGGCTGTGGTCATGTATTGATAAGTCACACTTGTCCCAAAGAATACGAATAGATAATCCGTGCCACTAACAGTGAACTTCTTAATGTCCGTGATTGTGTTTAAAAACCCCGCTTGAACTGTAACCACGCCAGTAGAGTTGTTCATCCTCATTAAGAGTTCGCCATTTGCAAAGAATAAGTCTGAATCAAACTCGGCGTGTTTTATAGCCTTAACGCCAGCTTCGGGGAAGTTTATTGAGTCAAAGAACACAGTTGAGGCAGCACTCGTCCAATAGCCCTTGCAAATAACTTCAACCTTTGCTGCGGTGGCAGCTATCTTTTTAGTAACGGATACAGTCGTCCATGTAGCATCAACAGCCCCAATGGTTTCAGTAGCAGCCCCCACTCCATCATCTATTATTAACTTGGCAGCAGCTTTGGTTACGTCGGTGTTATAATATCTAGCAGTTACAGTAATAGTGGCACCTTGAAAACTTGTGGGATTGGTTGCAGCTTGTAGTATTTGTCCGTATTCTCCTACAGCGTTGGATACGGTTATCTTAGCTGACCAATCCCCTGAATCTTTCGTTGTCCCTTCTTTGGCTAAAGTAGAAGTACCGTTGGTTGAGAATGGCCAGTTAGTTAAAGTAGAGTCTGTCCATATTTCTAACCCTGCGTCTGTTATAGCAGGTATCCCTGGCAAAGTAACAGCCGTAGTACTCCAACCTAAAATACCCCTGCCCCTGAATCTCATATCCATACCAAGTGACCTATGGTACCTTAGGGGCTCGTCTAAGTTCTGTACCTCCAACCCAAACCCACCCCTCCAGTCTGATTGCCCTATGGGTAAATCCTCTTCAGGGTTGGTTGAGATTTGGGTGGGTGATTGAGTGAATAAGTCTACTAAATGCTTCCCGTCATACACTTCCCAGATAGGAGCTTTGCTTTTCCTGCCATGCTCATCCGTTACAACACGCTTCTTGAGCATCATGCCTATTACGTCTGTGGTCACTGGGTCTTTCAGACCGAAATCATATTTTGCCGAACTATAAGTCGAAGCCATTTATCTCCTCACTAATTCGCTTGGTCTACTCATCCCTAAGTACATAAGTTCCCTTGTCTTAACTCTTGAAAGTAATAGTTTATTATTATAAAATCCTATAACTTCATTTAGTCTTTGAATCCTCTCGTCAAGCCTCTTTAAATCCTCATCATAGCGTTGCCTCTTCTCCTGGAGTCTCTGCCGCTGCTCATCATTGTCTTTCTTTGAGCTACGGTCACGCTGGATTTGTTCGTCTAAATCAGCTTTTAATGTTCGTTGTCTGGTTATCTTTTTATCTAACCGTTCAATCTGCTCATCATACCCCGCAATATCCTCAGAACCAGCCGTGGCAGCAGATACAACCAAAGCATCTAAAGCGGTTGTATCCGTGACAATCCCCGCAGCTAGACCATCTATTGTTCCCACAATGGTGACTATCCCAGTATCGAAGGTAGCCTGTGCTGTATCTAAGGTTACGATAGCAGTATCAGCCGTAGCTATATTAGTGGTGATAGAAGTCATGTCTGCTCTGAATCTTTCTATCTCGTTTATCAAGGGGTCTATTACATATTCGTATAGTTTCTCCGCAGCCTTGGAGATTAACAAGGGGGCTTTTTCGGTTTCCAGTGTAATCGTATCTGAATCCGCACTTAAAGCCTCTAGTGGTTCGTACCCCTTTAATCTTATAAGCCTCTTATTGGGGAACTTGGGGATTCTTATATATTTATAAGCCCCGTCATTGTAAATTTCATAGTTAAATTGCTCACCCTTGTTTTCAGTGAAAGGGCTTAAATCATACATAATCGGGTCTTCATGCCCTCTAGTCTGCACAAAAGCCTGTGATACATGCCCGTCAACAAACTGTAAAGGTAACAGATATTCACTTAACTGCTGAGACCCGAACCACACATTATCCCAGATGACATACTCCCCGCTTGTTGCTGTATTTAAGGTAAATTTAATTTCCTGCAAGTCATCGTTTAGAGTCTGGCTCTCAAATTCTATCCTTGTCCAGTACCCCGCAGGGCATGAAGTTGTTGAGGTTAATGTTTGCGTAGTTGTCCCGTCCTTGGAAACGGTATCTATTATTATGGTTGCATCGTCTAATGTTTCTGCATTTGCCATAGCGTAAGCATTAACCGTCTTACCTTGCAATTGTAGGAGTTCTGGGAAAGTATTAGACGATACTGAAATATTCCCGTTGGCTGCTGTTGCGTCTGCATGGGCGGAGTACGTCCCACCCCTCGTAGAACCAGCATTAATAGTACGTGTTAAAGTTACGTTGGAAACCGTCCAGTAAGTCAAAGCAGATGTACTAGACCATTCTTCTAAATGTCCATCCCTTAGGATATTGCCTGTACTTAATGTTTGGTTATCCACTCTTTTATATAGCGTTGGGAAGATGTCTTTCTCGGCTTGGATTAAGGCTTCTTTCATTTGGTCACGGTTGTATTTAAAAAGGTAACACGTAGCAGCAGCACTTTCAGAAGAGTAGGCTACACCATCTACTGTTAAAGTACCAGAAGTTGATGTATATGCTGTGACCTTTTTCAGTTTAGTAGCATTAGCGATAGTGTTAATCCAGAGCCACCAATCCTTAAAGAAGTCATCTTCAGAGTTATCATAATCGGTTAAGGCGGTACTTATAACATCTTGGTCTGTTGTAATATTAGTAGTAGTTGCGAATGAGTGAAACCCACCGTGACTCTCCCCGAAATCCTGTAACAACGCAAGTAAAGTTATTGTATCCATAAATTTTCTCCTATGCTCTGCGAATCTAAACGGGAATAAATAAGGGAAACCCCTGTAACCTTCAAGTTTATGTTTAATATAATCATTCCAAGAAGACACACACTTACCTCACCTTACTTACCTACGTATTCTATATAGTAACTGCCGACTATACTTGTACCATCATCATCCAATATTTTCCCGACTATCCAACCGTCAGTTGCGCTTGCCGAATCCTGGCAAAGAACCCAAAGTGACTGTTGCCCCTCAGTAGTAGTCCATGAGTCGTTTACCTGTGCCGTTTCACCCTTTAAATCATTAAAGAACTCAGTACCGCCGTTAGTATATGTGGCATTATCGGCTATACCGACATCTATATTGGCAGCATCACCATCAAGTGTAGTTATATTGACAACTACCTTTGTGATGAGAATATCTTGAAGTTCTGGGTTGTGCCAAGCAAAAAGGATAGCATTTTGTGCCCCACCCGTTAAAGCACCAGAGTCGGTTCGGACTTCACCGGGAGCAATAAGCCCGGCATTTCCTTCATAGACAGCCCCCGTACCTAGCTCGGTGGTACTCCATTGTCCAACACCGTTTAATCTAGCGGTATTATTGGTTATCTTAACATTCGTAGCTGTCATACCAGGGAAACGAAAACCCCATTGACCATTATCATAAGCGTCATTCCCATCAATAATGGCATCGTTAATAGCCCCAGATATATAAAACCCGTTACCAGTATTTTGATAAGCCTTATTGTTTCTTAGGGTAAGGTTATTTGCAGCACTGACAAGCAATCCATTGTATGAGGCACTTGTTCCTGCGCCAAAATAGTCATTTGTAATCCAGACAAGCCCGCAACTTGTAATAGCACATTGATTATATCCAGACTGGTCAAAACATGAATTAGTTATCCAAATATCATTAGCTGACCATATATTGCAGGCATTAAGAGTGCTTGTTAGAAAATAACACTTATCTAACCACACCCCTCCCCCACCAGTCCAAGAAAAGTCATCCTTTTCACAGGCAGCGATAACAACACTATCCAATCGCCATCCAGTACTTGCGCCAGTGTGGGTGATGCCGTATTCTCTGAAATTTTGAAGTATAACATTGTTCAGGTTTCCCCCTGTAAAATTGGTAGCAACTATACCGCTTCCAGATGTGGGGTTATTAGCTTTATTCCCGTCTAGCATAAGGTTGGATATTTCAAGGCTATCATTTGCGCCAGAGCTTGATATTAAGTTTATGTTTGAACTATTAGCAGCATAGATTATTGTACTGTATTTACCTACCCCGTTAAGATGAATCCTTTTCGTTGTATCAGGTTCGGTACTAAAGTAATAGTAACCTTCGGTAAATTGAATACCACCACCAAAAGCGGGTAGTGCAGTTACGAGAGATTGATAGTCAACATCATCACCACCAGTCGCAGCCGTACCTTCACAAACAATATCAGCACCAGCCTTACTCTTATCAGAGGCATTAGAGGCAGCTAACACTAAAGTAGCACTTCTTGACAATTCAAAATCATTACCCTGTGAATCCCTGTGGAGGGTATCTGCTTGAAATTCTGTATCTGATAATTCTATTCCCACTGAAGCATGAGATATTTTACCCATTTAAACTCCTGTTATTTCTTCTGGTACTACCCCGTCAAATTCAGCTACCGCTACACCACAGTATTCTCCACCCCAACCAGCTGCAGCTTCTTGTATGTCAAGGTCGTAAACCCACCCCCCAACAAGATTGCCAGACGCTCCCGGAGTGCGGGAGAAGACATTGTGCATATATCTCATAGTGGTCGCAGACTGGTCAATGGACAGCGTATCAACCTCTGATGTTCGTGGTTCATCATCATAAATAATACAGATTGAAGGGTTTGCCAAATTAATTGTCAACCAGTATTGGGTATTGATAGCAACACCGGCTGCTGCCGTATAATCTTGGTCGTCTACAGCACCATCAACTACAGCAAACCTCATTCTATCTCCACTGACATCCCACCAATGAACACCGATGCCAGGGTCACTCTCGCCAGCCTCAACATAGAGGGTAACAGCATTAGAGAGTCCCCAAAAACCAAATTCAGAACTAGTCTCAATAGCAGTAGCCTCCGCAGAAACCAAGTGGGGGTTTGTAAATGCGATAGGGAAATGACCAGCACCAAAGTCTTTATAAACAAAAGATTCACTATCACGTTCAAAGTTCACAATGGTTAAAGTATTATCAGCAACAGTTACGCACCCAGCCGTATCATCTTCTACATAAGTTGACCAGTTCTCAAGCGGATCGGGGGGTACTATCCCTTGAAGTGTTATAAAATCCTGTTCCTTGAGCCAGTCGAACGAAGTAGAGGATATGCGTAACTTATCTTTAAGCTGTATCCCTTTTACTATCTCTTGCCTGTCTCCAAACATTGTTTCAGAGGCATCAAATTTCTGGGGCTCGGATAGTGATTTCCACTCTTTCAAAGTAGGAAAGTTTGCCGTTCTAATTGCTTTGCGAAGCTTATTCCTCTCCCTATATAGTGGTAATACTGACTTCCAACAAGGACTTTCATGGAGCAACTTTAACTGACCAATATAGGTTAGCCATTTACCTTTCAATTCAGGATTAGACCTTACCCTTGCTCCTTCTTGATTGCGCCAAAGGCGCGCTTGCTCTATTAGAAGGTAGAGAGCAAAAAGTTTATCCTTATCAGTTTTGATGTTCTTGGGATAAGTTATCATCCGACCTTCACCTAAGAAATTTTCACCCAGTCAGGATTACCTGTAAGTAATACAGAGTTAGCCGTAGGTGCCCATCCTATACATTTCTGGTATTCACCTGTGGTTAATTCTATAGTTGATACCTGACCCGGGGTATCGGGGTCTATGAATACTGGTGCACCCACCGTTAAAGCAGGGTATAGTGAATCAGCCCTGACTTCTCCCATTATGGCTATTGTAACGGCAGCCTCGGCTGCTCCAGCCACAATAACTAAACCAGTCATTGGACTTATGGTAGCTTCAGCATTACCACGAGCCAGCCACCATTTACTATCACCAGCCTTAAAGTAGACTGACTCACCAAAATCTAGGATTTCTCCTGCCGTGCCCGTCTTTGCCATAGTGACACAGTATTTCCCATCAACACTCAAAGCAGCATCAAGGACTATGGCTTCGTTCTCTGCCATAGCTACATTTACATGAATGGCTGTAGTATCTGTTCCCGCACCACCTGGGGTATCACAAGTATTTGTACCAGTAACATCAGCGCCAGCAGTTATCCCTGCTAATTTAGCGTCATTGATAGTTACTCCATCTGCTATATCCCCTGAGTCTATATTTACATTAGTAAGGGCACCATTCCCCAAGTCCGCTATACCGGAATTGTAGAACTTGAATTGTTGCGAACCACCCATTGCAAAATAGGAGTCGGCTGCACCTTGTAGACGGGCTATTTCTCTGGGCCCGCTACCAGTATTACGTGCCCGGAATATTACAGAATAGTTATCTGTGTTATGAGCTTCAAAAAAGGCACCATTAGTAACGAAAATTAAGTCATACTCATCAACAATAATACCAGAATCATTGAGCGTCTTCCCATCAGTACCATCAAACCTTGCTATGGTACTATCTACAGACGAAGCAGGGCCAGTTACGTCACCACCACCAGCAGCAAATTCAAGCGCAGTTTCACCTGCGTTTACTCTGACTACATTCAACCCCTCACCTAAATAAGACGCAGGGGTATCTTCGTGGTCTAGGAACTCATCATGTCCAGGAGGTTTTACCTTCATCGTGACCTCCTACATTTTTAAGATTGTTGGGGCATCCTGTGGTTCGTTTATCATTCTAGGAACTTTCCCACCTGCACGTTCTATTTCACCATCAGACTTTTCAAGGTCATTTTCTAACGATTCTAAATTGACTTTGGCATCTTTAATCTGAACGGCTAGTTTATCGGATAATGTCTTAGCTGACTTTCCTGCCTCAACAATCTTGTCAGCGTCAGTTTTCTGGTCGGTGGATTCCTTCAATACTTTCTTCGCTGCCTCCACCTCAGCCTGTATTCCAAGATTTATCATGTATTTTTTGCCCATTTCTTCTCTATTCATCATTCCTCCCTTTGTTGTGATTATGTCTTTTTATAAATTGACAATCTCATCAATCTAATCAAAGTATGAAATACTTAGTGTGACCGTACCCGAAGATGACGGGGAGAACTTCATTGCCTTCAAGACGCTTCTCCAGTCATTCCCTGGCGCAGTCCATGAGTCAAATGTTATGATACTGTTAGCTGCTTGATAGTGACCCACCCCTGTCGTGCTCTTAGTCCCGTCAAGTCGCCATCTGATACCAGCACCAAACGCAGTTATAACAGCACCTTTAGCACCTACGGGGATTGCCCCTATACCAGATATACCCGTAGTTCCGTCTAGGTTTATCCCGCTTGTACCGTCAATGACGGCAGCAGCAGTTTGATATTCTACTAAATTAGCTCCTGGCATTACTTTCCCCCTTTATTTCGTTCAATAGTTTTCTCCTTTCCCCCTGCGGGGCATTTAATAAGGCTTTCGTTACCTTCTCCAAGTTTTCTTTCATAGGCGTTCTCCTCACCCTGTCCTTGTCTTTCTCAATATTTGCCTCCGCTATATAATCAATTTCCTCTTTTTCAAGAAGCCCGTAAGAGGGTATGAGAATATCGGGTTGCCCTTTGCCCGTCTTAATGAATCTACCCCTTGATTTATTACCAAGGGGTAGTTGTTCCTTATTCTTAATCCGGACACTCATTGTCCGTATGTTCTCTATTATGTCAGGCATTCATTTATTCCCTCCAAGTATCTATCACAGTCTTTTTTAGTCATTGGGTATCTGAACTGGTCTGTAACCATTATAGTCTCGTACATTCTTTCTACTACAGGGAGTCTTATATCACTGTTAAATATGGATAATCTGTATAAAGGTTTCACGTAGCCCATCCCAAAGTAAAGACCTTTATCTATCATCTTCTTTTGAAATTTATCTCTAGAGCCTTCCCGTTCCCATTTAACAGCATATGTATAGTATGAATGGTATTCCTTGTCTATCGGTGGGATGATGCCCTCAATATCACTCAGTTTGCTGGACATGTACTGGCATAACTCTCGGCGTGTTCCTATATTGTTCTCAAGGTCTAATAATTGATTGTAAACTATACACGCTTCCACTTCATTTAATCTGTAGTTATACCCGACTAAATTTAACTCAGGCATGGATACTTCGGCGTGGTTTCTAATTGCCCTGGCTTTTAAATAGATTTCATTATTATTGGTGACTAAAGCCCCACCCTCGCCAGAGGATACCTGCTTGCTTTGATTGAAGCTGTATATCCCGCAGTCACCTTGAAGCCCACAAAATTGACCTTTATATTTCCCTCCTATTGCTTGAGCAGAGTCTTGTATGATTGGTATGTTTAATTTTTTAATCTTATCATAGTCCGCTGGATGCCCACACAAATCTACAGGGATGATTGCCCTGAAATTTGAACTGTTCGTAATCTCAAGTTTATCAACATCTACACAGAATGTCTCGTCTTCAATATCACAAAACACAGGCGTAGCACCCACCATGAGAGTACAAGAAGCAGAACTAACAAACGAATAAGGCGAAACAATAACTTCATCCTCCTCGCCTATGCCTAGGGCCAATAAAGCAGAATGTAGACAAGCCGTGGCTGAATTCATGACTACTGCGTACTTTACATTAAAAGTCTCTCGGATTAACTCTTCTAGTTTCTGTACCCAATATCCTCCGTCATGTCCTGCGGGAGACCCTCTATATAAGGAGAGGTCTCCGCTTCTTAGAATTTCGGAGACCTCTCCAATAGTCTTTTCGTTTATGTATGGATGCTTCAAGGATACCCCATTTTTTCTTTGAGGTAAAGTGACATTTTTAAAGCCTCATATCCCTTCTCGCCTGATACAATAGATTCTCTCTTATTCTTAATACAATCCACCAAGTGTTCCACCCCCAAGGGTATCATCATTTCCCCATTGTGAGCCAGTTCCAATTGGAAAACGTGTTCATCCCCCTCTATATAGTGTATGTTAACCTTTGTGTCGTTCTTCAAAAAGTGGTCTATTAAGGCGTACATATGAGTCCCTGTGTTCAAACATCCCCTTGAAAAGTAAACATCTACAGGGAGAAAGTTCCGTTGGTGATTTATCTGTAAGATGACATTATTTTCATGACAAATCCTTATCATCTCATCAGCGTCTCCCAAAGTCTCGGCTATGGGCTTCTCGCAGTAAATAGCTTTAACATAGGGTGCTATATTACACACAATCTCTCTATGGGTTTCAGGTGGGGTGCAGACAGAAACTATATCCAAACTCCACTTTTTTACCATCCCTAAATAATCATTCCATAAAGATAGATTCCATTTACCCCATTCAGATATTAAATCCTTCTTATTATCGCATAAACAAAGCAAGGCGGTTTCAGGGTTATTATGATATGCGAGATAATGATTGTCTGGAAGTTCGCAAGCTATCCTGCCCAGACCTATAATTCCAACTCGGTACATATCTCCATCCTGTGTGTAGTGTATTTAAAGCCAAGACCTTCGTATATCTTCCTGGCTCCCTCATTACCTTCTTCAAAGCCTAACCATATTCTATCAAGATACTTTAACCCCTCCGCTACAGCGTGGGTTACCAATTCTTGCCCATAACCCAAACCTTGATATTCAGGGATTATATGAACCCTTAACTCCGCCTCATTCTTATCAATGTATAAGGCAGACCTTCCGATAACGTCATGTCCTACAGTGCCCACAAAAATATGCTCATAACCGCCATTATCCTTTATCTCGGTAATTTGAAGCTCTTTTGCCATCTTCCGTTCTCCCTGTGGAATAAGTCTTTATTAACAAATTTTCCCACTACATTCCACATCTCTGTTTCTGTAATTCCTATATACTTACAGAACTTCTCAATATACCAAGCACCACATTTACCGTCATACTTCTCCACTAATTCAAAACCTTCTTCTCTTGTTAAAGTGCCTTCACGTATATCATAACACGCATAGTCAGTACACTGACCAAACCCGAATTTATAATACTTGAACATCTGATTTACAGGTACTAAGTCAGAATCTAATTGTGCCCAGGGTACGTAAGTACCTATGTCTTCTGGGTTAAAATCCTCTCTCCACTTTAGACCATATTTTTGGGCGAATTCAGCATTATGTCTCGGAGACCACTCTTTAGCGTAGTATTGTAACCATATAGCCGTTGATTTCTTTTTAAGAGATTCCTTATCATAGTGGAATAAGAATAAGTCCTTTTCATCGGCGGGGTCTATATATTGTCTCCACCCATCGGCCAGGGTATTCTGCCTATCGGCATTGAGAGCGTCTGAGTTGGGCGGGAGTCCCTTTGTAACCCCTAATGTAAGGGCAGGGTTCTCCCCCTGTATAATCAATGGTATGTTAAGCATATCGGCAATTATATAAGCTGAAGACCATAAAGAAAACTCAGTAATCTTGACAGGATTAAGGGACTTGTAGAAATCCCTCTTCATTAAGAACTTCATTACTTTAGGATTGGGTCTGAGTTTAATACAATCAAAGCCTAGATTGATTAGATTCTCAATGTTATATCTTCCTAGTTCGGTGATGCCTTCAGGTTCACTGTTGACCAACAGACAGTGTAAATCCAGATTATCTCTGGCATAAATGGCACAATAGGTGGAATCTTTACCTCCACTCACACCTAGAACACAATCATAATAGTATTCAAAATTAGAATTAGTTTCAACCCTATAGTAATTATGATGTTCGACTAAACCCTTAGTTATTAAAACAACATCGCTTAACTCTTTCTCACGCTCTACCCAATCAATCTTCTTCTTCTCGTCTTCGTAGAGACAGGCACCGCATACACCATCCTTGAACTCAATATTTGGGCGGGTATCAGGCTGAACGCATCTCTTGCAGTAGTTCATTTTCTAAACAACCCACCAAATAGTCTCGGCGTATTTTCAGCTAAGAATTTATTTGCTTTTGCGATTTCACCCATTACCTTAAAAGCACCGTCAGGGACACCATCCCTTATGGGCCACTCACATAATGGGCATTTTGTCCCCAACAGAGACCACCTTTGTGTTTGGGCATCATTGGGTTGGCACTGTATCACAAATTTCGTCCCACACATAAAACAGATACAAAGATAAGACCATTCATCACCTATTTTAACTTTATACCCCACCAGCCCATTATCCATTGCCTCATAAATGCGGATTGGGATTCTCAGCCTTTGTTTGTTAAAGTACAGTTCCTTCTTCTTGCCTAATTTGTCTTTCAATTTCATTAGCTTTCACCAAGTCTTCTTTCGAATTTATTTCCACTTTCGGTCTCCATATATTCTTCATTATATGGTCGTGGATATACTCTTTCTTGTGCTTGGAGAGGTGAGTTTGAGAGAGTTCTTCTAATAGAGAAGTCTTCATAATCGCCATAGGTTGTGACATGTCAAAGAAGTAGAACGGGTCGTATTCAAAGTATTCTAACCCTTTATCAATCTTAACAGGGTCTATGAAAGGACAATCTCCCCATAAGTAAACTATCGTATCAGCTTTGTAAGAGTGGGCAGTTTCCAAAAGTCTCCCCAGTACGTTCTCATCATTCTGATAAGCGTAGTAATTGATTTGATTATCCATGCAGTATTTAATGATTGAGTAGGAACTTAACGTTGTAGCAACAACCACATCATCTAGTGTACTCCCCCTAGCCCTGTCCACTATATGTTGTAGTAAGGGCTTGCCTTGTATCTTTAAAAGGGCTTTGCCTGGGAGTCTTTTAGATTGCCAGCGTGAAGTTATAATACCGATTCGCACAGTGTCTCCCATCTTTTCAACTCTACAAGTTCGTCATAGTCCATAGACCATTCAGCGTCTACCCCTGTAGAGTGGTTGATACAGAAGTGTTTTTCTATTATCTCAGCCCCCCTCGCTAGGGCTATCTTGGCGCAGTCTAATCCTATGGTGTGGTCACTAAACCCTTGCCAGCCATAGGGGAAATCTATATATTTCAAGCTAACACTAGCAGGGTATTCACTTAAACAAAATAATTGTATGCCATCAAAGTTTCTAGCACTACTCAAATTGGGGTCAACTGAAATTATTGTTGGCTTACTTGTATGTTCCACCTCTCTTAAAACATCAATATCACGCATACGAGAGGCAATCTTATATCTCTTAACCCCTATCTCTTCACACCACTTAACCTTTTCTACATTAAATACTGAGAAGAATACCTCCATACCTATCTCTTTACCGTAGTCGAAGAGCATCTTGGCGTTCTTAAAGGATAGTTCCACGTTGGGTGTATCGTCTTTGTAGAGTTTGTCTTGGTCATATAGTTGAAACTTGGCTAGGTCAGCGCCACCCTTTTTACTTAACTGAATAAGGGTACGTGCTAAGTCCATTGAGCCTAGAAAGTTTTGTCCGATTTCAGAAATTATCATTATTAATATCCAGTCTTACTAGGAGAGTAAATAGTAGGTGGTTGAGGGGTTTCTGTATGCTCCCATTCTATAGGTGGTTCATCTTTTATAGCCTTCCATAATTTACCCCACCAAGTCTTAGGGAAATAAGGGGGTTTACACCATAACCATATATTATCATCATTCATCTTATCACCATACAGTCCTCAAGCCTCTCCACTTCCTCACCCTCGGCTATTAGTTCTTCGTGCTTCTTCTCCCCTTTTCGTTTGCCTATTATCTTAACATCGTCCATTTTAGTCAGTTCTTCCAGTGTTTGTTTGGGCATTAAGGGTATGAAGATTTCCCCACCCTCCATCCTCTTTAGAGAGTTTACCACGAAGTCTGAGGCTTTGTCAAGGTCTATCCAGTAACGGGACATATCCTTCTCTGTAACAGTGACAGGTTCTCCGTTCATCCTTTGTTTTCTCCAGAGTTCAATCACGCTCCCACTTGAACCTTCTATATTGCCCATTCTGACACAACTGAATTTCGTAAGACCGTAGACGTTGGAATGAATGACTAGTTTCTCCATGCAGAGTTTCGTAGCCCCGTAGATATTTATAGGGTGAACTGATTTATCCGAACTGATAGCAAGTACCTTTTTAACCCTTTTTTCTATAGAGGCTTCTATTACGTTAATTGAACCGTTAATGTTTGTGTTCACGGCCTCAATAGGGTTATATTCGGCAATAGGTACATGTTTTATAGCAGCACAGTGTATCACACAATCCACCCCGTCCGTAGCCCTGTTTAGTCTATCTCTGTCTCTCACGTCACCCAGGAAATAGCGGAATATTCTATTGTTAAATTGCGTATCCATCTCCCACAGTAAGTATTCACTGTGGTCTAGGATTCTGATTGATTCTAAATCTTCCTCCAAGAGACGCTTGGCTATACCCCTACCGAGAAAGCCAGCACCGCCAGTGATTAAAACGCTACCCGTCAATGTATTCACCTGTTCGCCTTCCTAATGATACCGCCTGAGACCACTTTGTAGGTTCGGGGTCAGGGGGTCTTATAGGGTCTTCAAACATATAACCCGTGGAAGTGCTTTTAGGGGTGTATTTTTTTACTTGTCTTCTTATAGAACCAGTAGGGTCAATATCCTTCAGCTTGAAATACTTAACACCATAAGGTTTCCCAGTAATAGTCTTTAAGAGTGAGGAGCCTTCTGCTACAAAAGTCTCTATTCCCATACCATGACATCTGCCCAGCCAGTATTCCAATCCCCCCTTCTCCCAAGCGTACTCCGATGTAGTCATCATGTCACACCCATAGAAGTTTATCTTCTTGTAACCCATGTCTATGGCAAGTGCTATCATGTACGAGATTGTATTTGAGAAGTATTCAGTGTTGAACTTCTTGGAAATTCTCTTAAACGGGTACAGCGTGGAATTAAGTCCCTTGACTTTGTGAGTGTTGTAAACCTCAATGCCAGCCTCGGCTAGCTTGTTGAAATCACCCCAGTTAAAAGCCCCCCTACCGTGAACATCGTGGACTTGTGTGTGTGTTAGAAATGTCTTTTCAAAGTGACCGTATATCTGGAATATCTGGTAGTACCCCATGTTCACAGCCCATGTTTCCGTATCAAATGGACAGAACTTTCTCGTATTCCCCATAGCACAGATTGTTAATTCATCTTTAGGGAAGTCTAATTTACTTACCCTCTCAAGCATTGATTCTATCTCTTCATCAATAGAGCCTAGTTGTCTGTCCTTTGCTTCTTCTAGCCCACTTAAATCTAAATCAGGCAGGTCTGTCTCAGGTCTTTCGTTAACCATACCTCCTCCTCCCTAGCACCACCTAGCATAGTGAAACCAAGTCTCCACGCTAAACCAGAGCTTCGTTCATTCTCTATCTTGATAGTGGTATGGCAGTAATCGTAACCTCTTTCCTTCAGGTAATCAAAGGTCTGTAAGAGTGCTTCCTTCATGTAACCTTTGCCGAAGTATTCAGAACTACCCAAGTAATAGCCAATCTCAGGACTCCAGTGTTCCATCTGACCTATATTGACAACTCCTATCGGTTCTTCACCAAGCATTATAATAGAAGTCTCCCATGAAGGGGGTCTGGATGCCCACCAGTTTTCGTGTTCTTCCCATTGTAAAGGTTCTGTTTGTTGATAAAATCCCTGATAGATTTCTGGGTCGTTTCGCCACTTGAACATCAGGGATAAGTCTGAAGAAGTGGCTTCTCTTAATGTAATCATATCTTCCTTTCATTTGGGGGATTTCTTATGGCGAATCCCCCTAAAACCATTTATTTTACGGTGAGATGGTTAGATTGACTAGGATGCAGTTGGAGGCTAGTAGTACAGTCAACGCCGTTGACTGGGCTACAGTCCCAATTATGTGCCCTCCCATCACCTGTCCGGTACCAGTGTAGTCAGTAGAGCCAGTAACACCTTGAATACAACCAGCAGTTTGCGTACTATTCAGAATATTTTTGCCTGATGTGATAGCCTCCGCCTCTGACTTTATGGAGCAAATACCCCATGTCTGGAGCCAGAAGTACGAGTCAGAAGCAACGTCACAGTTAGGAACACCTAGTATGTCCATCACATTAGAGATGGCGGTGACAATCACCCCATCGTACTCACTCTTGGACATAGAAATCCAACAGTCAGTATCAAGGGCTTTTGACAAATAGTAGCCATCTTCAAATACGACTTCGAACTTACCCCCAGTTGCCCCCAAACCCGTAGAGCCACTCACTCCTGCTTCGTGGGACTTAATTTTAAGCACCTGCCCACCATGTTGAGTAGCAGTACCACTTACCCAGAGCCACCCGTCTTTATAGAGGTCTGCGGTGAGGGTCTTCGTAGCCCCGTAAGTGGAAGTCAGGCGAAGGGTACGTGCGGTGATTGGGACAGCAGTAGCTCCGTCTGTGGGTGAAATGCTCTCGGTAGACAGGGCAGCACCAGTGGCGTTGCCCCACGCTGTAGTAGTGATTGGTGAATTGACCGTGTGTGCAATTTCTATTGCTGCGCCAGCTTTTGCGTAGCGGTATATTCTGCCATCGGCAGTAGCTCCCCTAGTCCCAAGGGGGGCACGTTGGTTAGTAGTTGTTGAGATTACCTCTCTGGGACTTAATGGAACAGTAAATGGAAAATTACTCATTTAATCTTCCTCCTTTTCTTTAATTTTGCTTACGTGTGTATTTAAATGCGTTCGTAAGCCTAACGCATTTTTCGGTTCAAATTCGCAGTACGGACACTTTATACCACTAATGACAACATCCACTTCCTTTCTTATAGGTTCAAGGCTGAATCCCTTTTTCTTGTATATTGCTTGGTTAAAGGGGTCAGCGGGTAAAGGTAGGGTCTGTGAACCATCAGGGCGATAGTAAACCGCCCTCTCCCTTCTTCTCCCTATCCAGAGAATATTGTCATTGATATTTACATCCGATGCGGTTTTTAAATCCATGTTACTCCTTTATGTAATAGGTGCGGTTGCGTCAAATAATGCGAACCTTCCGTAGCCGTCATCTTCTTCAACGCAAGCATAGTCGGCAACGATGCCGATTTCCCAACCTCTCAAGGAACCATCTTCCTCCATCCAAGTCTCAGGCTCCCATCCAACTAGGTAGATGAAAGCTAATTTGGAGAACACAGCACCGTAGGTCGTAGTAACGTCAGAGGCATCAATGTTTCCTGCAATATAAATTGGGATACCATAGAGAGGTTCGTTTCCTCGCCATTTACCCTGTAATGCAGTACCCTGGATGCTATCTGGCATCATTGAGGTTCCGGGGAGAGCCATGTTTGTTTTTATAGCGTGGTATTGGTACGGGTGTAATACACAATGTATGGGGTCGGGGGCAGGTTCGTCCTGTCCGTACATCTGCGTAACAAGGGCTTGTATGTACTGTATTGACAGTGTAGTAGTACCAGATTTCAAACCACCTGATAGTCCACTGAATAAGCTCAGACCATCCTGCTCAATTTTCTTGAGCATGGCATTGCCTATAACTTTGCCCGCAGCCTTGTAAGCATCCTCTTTTAACTGGTTACGAAGTTTCTTGGTGATAACCACCTTACAACCAGCCTCATCCGTGACGTGTTCTGTACCCGAAATAGTTAATAGATTAGTTTCGGTCATATCAACGCCATCGGTTAGGTCTTTAGCTGTAGCTTTCCCGAATTTCGGGATGAAAAGAGACTTCTCGCCAGCACCTAGAGTGTGCTTGTCAAACAACCCAGGGAGCACGTTTTCGTGCTCATATGTATCGTTTTTGTTACTCCTCGCTAGAGGGGATCGGTCATTTCTGCCAACCTCTGCATATCGCTATGCAGACCAGACTATATCATCTCATAAAGAGTTCGGCGTATAGTCGTTGAGGACTCAGTTTTAGTATTTAGCTTGTTTTATTTCGTAGATTAGGTCAATCTCTTCCTTGGTATATGTTCTATCTTTATTAGATAAGTGGTTGACGTCTTTCGCTAACCTAATTCTACAAAACTTATGCAATAGTAACGCTTGCTTGTGTTTTCTGCCAGTTAAGTAAGGCATAACAGCCGTAAGAACTGTGAGGATTTTAGAAACCCTCAGAACAAGTACATCCTTAATAATCCTGCGGTTATCCTTGCGTCTGTCTCTTGTTTGTATATAGGGATTACATTCTAACCTTTGACATATATCAGCAGCCTTTTCTATAATAGCAAAGTCCGTATTAGTTATTGCTACTCTAGGTGAAGGGCTTGAGTTTTTGCCATTAGGATAATCTATCCTTATACAACCTTCCCCGTCAATAATTCCAGCAAGCCACGCTTTTTCTGTCTCTAAAACTGTTGCCTGCTGGTTGTCTGCAACTTTGGATTCTTGCATATCAGCACCTCCGTATACTCAGATGTTCCAGCAAATAGCCGAATTTACCCAAGGCAATTAGTTCACCTTGCCGTACCTACCATTGCAATCTGACCCTCTGCCAGGTCAGTGGCGGTAGTGTAAGCCATTTTTTACTCCTTAATATTTTATTCTTTTCTTTGCGGATTCAGGTAACTCACTAAACTCCATCTCGCCATGATTGTATTTCTCGATAGCTTCCATGTCACCTAATGATGCCCCAGAGGGCGAACCCGTTTCCGACTTTAACTCACCTTCGCTTTTTAGTTTCGCTTTGACACGTTCAGTTACTAAACGTTCAATCCGTTCATCTTCAGATTCCTTAGTTTCCTTAACCTCAGTCATCTTTTCAGTAATCTCCTTTACTAATTCAAGTGCAGTGTCAGCATCCCCAAGCATAAATTTTGTATAAGCCCTATCAAATTCGGGAGTTTTGTCAAACGGTTTCCCCTTTGCATCCGTTAGGGACATAATCTCTTGTGCTATAGATGTTCTATGGGCATCTGTTTCCACTTTCTTGGGGTCTGGTTGCGTCTTGGTTTTTTCCTTCAGGCGTTCCTGAAAAGTAACCCTCGGCTTTGGTTGCTCGAATCCATCAGTTTCAGGTTGGCGTTCCTCTATTATTTCGGCAAGTACTCCTATTTGAGCCTCTATACCATCAATTTTAGATTTCCACTTCCCTGCTTCTAAAGCTGCTTTCTGGTGAGATTTAGCGTCACTTTGCGCTTTCTCGGCTGACTTGTTTGATTTCTCAATTTCAGCCGTTAGTCGTGTAATTTCCTCAGTTAAAGAATCAACGGTTACTTCAGGTTCCCCTTTCACATCCTCTTTGGTGTCTTGGGGAGCGTCTTTAGTAACCCGAGTCTCCTCCTCGGTTTTCATTTAATTAACTCCTTTTTAAAAATTTCTCGTAATAATAGGCAATCTGTGGGTCTCTCAACCTTAATTGCCTTCTCATTTGTGTGATTAACCTTTGACCGGCAGGACTTTCAACAAAGAACTTGCCCCTCCTTTCAATGAGTTCCCTTTCAATATCCCAGTAAGGCTTTAATACCTCTTTGGCGATTTGGTACTCCTTAGCTAAAGGTGGTAAGTTCTCGTTTCTCTCTGCCTCTATCTCTTTAACATATCCCCATACTTGCTCCCCCCATTTCCCCTTGAAGTCCTCTAGAAACTGGTAATACTTGTCGTAGTCAAATAAACCATACTGGTCTATGAAGTCATCCTCGGAATACTTCTTATCTTGGTATTCCTGATAGGCTATGTCTTCAACACTTCTGTCTTGTAGGTTTTTGGGTTCTTTGAAGATTTCCATAACTTCAGGATACTGTGAATTGATGTGTTCGTATGTCTGCCCCATGCCATAAGCAGCATCACCCATCTTTTCCTTGAACTCCCAACCGTTTATCTCACCTGCATCATAGGCTCTCTGTAAGTTCCACAACTGTTCTTCGTAAACGGAACGGGCATAATCCTTTTCTCTCTCCCATTCTATGAAGGCTACTTGCTCTTTATCCCCACGAATAACAGTCTGTCTGTCTACTTCTGTTTGTAATTCCTTAACAGCGCCTTCTTTATTTACTCTCATTCTTTCAAGATTATTCAATTCTTCATATGGTTTGCTGTATTCCCTGATACTTGCTTCATCCCTCTGGTCATCTAAGAGTTCCCAAGCGGATTTAGGGAACCGTCTTAAACCAGCAAACTCAGCCCCCAGTGCAGTAGCTTCAGGTCTTTCCTTCCCCTGAACTAGCCAATCGGTTACTTCTTGCGAAGCAATCGGGGTTACTTTATCCAGCATGAACTTACCCCAATCTTGTATACTCTCAAAGGGTTCGCCAAAGTAATTCGCTTGTTCTATCACACCTCCATACAAAGCACTCGTTAACGGGGAAGTCCTGTTATACATAAACTTGATAAAGGCATTATCCCTACGGTCTAATTTACCATCTTTTATCGGGAACTGTAGGTATGAAGGCAACCTCTTATCTGCTATGGATTCTATGGTCTCGGCAGCGACATCGTAACCCAATCTGGTGATAGCTGTCATAATACCGCCAACACCTACATAAGAGTTCCCTATCTTGATAGTCATAAATCTTGCGCTAGACGGGTCTAAATTAGGTTGTTGCCCTAGAGCTTTGGTAATACCCATATACATCGACAGCCCACCAGCAGCCATACCACCAAAGGCTTTTCTTGCTTCTGCCCCAGTAAGACCACCTTTAAGAACATCCCCTGTTAAAGTAAGCCCCGCCCTTGTATATCTGGGTGCAAAGAACATAAATGCACTCTCAAAGTCCTGTTGAGTGCGTGTAATACCAATAGCCTCTGTAGACATCACACCAGTCATTCTATCCAAAGAACGCCCTAAATCTAATAGTTCAGCGTCAGTCCAAGGTTTCTTCCTACCTAGTTTGATAGCGTCCCACATATAAGTTCTCGCAGCTAAACCACCACCACTAAAGGCAACCTCAGCCCTACCGTATGTTTGTGTTATTCCAGCCCTAATTGGTCTTGTAGTGCCTGTCTTCTCAAAGAATTTCTTGCCGAAGAATCTCTGTAAAGGTGCCAACGCTTTAAAGAACTCAAATGTAGAAGCCGACATACCACCCTTTAAAATCATCTCTGAATTCGCAGCCAAGACTTCTGGTTTGTTTAGCCATTTGTAATAATTCTCAGGCTTTAGGAAAAACTCAATATTTTTTTCTACCATCTTCCCCCACGCAGCAGGGTTTCTTCCAAATACCGCAGCACCTTGAATAAAAGGGGCGGATAAATCCATAGCAGCTACTAACATACGAGATTGTCCACTAGCACCTGAAGCAACACTCAACCACGCCTGCCCTTGGCTGTCCATTACCTTTTGAGTAGATTTAACAACATCCTTGGGGAACAACTTACCACCAAAGGCAACGTGGGATTTTGTATCAAACTTCATTAATTGTGGTGTTTCACCACGGCTAAATGCTTCCCTGCCAGCATAATGTTTGAAGTGCATCTCCCTTTCCTTTACAAGAACCCTTAATTCAGCCCTTTCAGTTTGGTTGATAACACCTATAGATTCGGCGTACTTTAGCTTATTGTATCTCTGCCCCTCCACGGAGGTCTCCCATAAGTTTTTAGCCGTCTTCCCTACTCGCCCAACTTCTTTTTCAAATCGTTTCTTAGCAATCTTATTAATAGTGGAATGAATCGTTGAAGTAATACTCTCACCTACATTGAAGTTATAATTTAATACAGACCCCTCCTTAGCAGCATGTTCCAAGGCCTCATTGACGGTTTCGTAGATACGTTCATATTCCATTCCAGAACCAAATTCCGTTCTTTCGACAGCCCCAGTTTTAGCATTACTTTTCCTGTCTATCAGTCTATGTAAAGTGAGTTTCTTGGGTAACTTAACACCCTCTTTTTGACCTAGTTTAAATAAATCATCATATATATCCGCTAAGGTATCTACATATTGTTGAGTTTCCTTGTCAACAATCTTAAACTTTCTCTGAGATTTGGGTACTTTAGAGTAAGATTCTCTCGCTGCGCCCTCTAATGCGTCCCACCAGTGGGCGCTTTCCTTGGAAACTATCTTTGAAGCTGTATTATCGGCACCTATACCTAAAACCCTTTGTATCCCTCCTTTGCCAGAATACTCAATAACTTGCAACTTGGGTACTAAAAGTCGTGCTATATCATCACGCTTGCTGGAGATAAATCCCGAAGTCACTAGGTTCATCTTGCTAAATGTCAAAGCGTCTTGTTCCGGTAAACCCCATTTGGCCCTTTCTAATAAAGGCAGTTTTCTACCTTCCTTGACAAGTCCCAAAATCCTCTTGGCCTCTTTTTGTGTCACAAAGGCAGCAGGCCCACCTAGCATAGTAACGATACGATTAACAACAGGGACTTTCTTCATCGCCTTTGTTAATCTACCTGCCCTAAAAAGTGTTTCATATAACAGTTCATTAACAGGAAGACCCTGTTCCCCTACTTTAAGAGCCTTCATTGACCTCGCAACCTTTGTGCCAGCCCCTAGAGCTTTAGCACCAGCCCCAATCCATGAGAACCAAGGCAAAAACCATATAGGAACCTCTGCAAACCCTTTAACATAAGTGGGAGCATCCCATGCTTCGTATTCCCTCTTTTGGTGTTCCAGCCAGGACTCCCCCTCTTTCCAGGGGATTTCAGGAGACCAGGGAGATGTTAGTATCGCAGCTAGGGGTTTCTCAATATTCTCATGTACCCACCCAAAGGCTTTCCCGATAGGTTCTAATATTTTAGGTAAGACGGGTATCTTAGAGATTTTTTCACCCATAGTCTCTTCAGCACTCTCCCACCATCTCTTAGGCTGTTCATACCAAGCAGCATCTTGCTCTTTTAAGGCAATCTCATCTTCATACCATTTAGTTTTAGGCTTCCATGTTATTGTCATTCATTACACCTGCGAAAATGATTTCCATGTCCTACCAAGATTAAGGTTTTTTGGTAAAGACGATTGCATACCCCACAGTAAGTCTTGAGGTCTTTGCCCTGCCCCCACCGCATAACTACCCCACATCTCTTTCTGTGCGGGATTATATCTAGTCCAAGATTGTCCGCTAGGGGTAAGAGCTTGGGCGGGTTCTCTGAAAGATGTCTCAGTCGGTGAACCTTCAATTCCACCTTGCAACCAAGAAGGGATACCCAATTTTGCTTCTGCGGGTTGATAATAACGAGACCGGTCTTCCTCCGCAGGCGGAAAGAAAGTACCACTTTTAATCTGAGCCAGTTGCGCTTTCCCCCGTCTTATGTAATCCCTCAAGGTTTGTTCAACGTTATATACATCAGAACTAGAGTACATAGGGCTATCCCTGTCTGCTATTTCATCTTCTATCCTGTCAAGCTCAGATTGCCAGTAGTCTATCTGTCCTTGATACTGCTTTTCTATCTCTTCTACAGGAGGTTGCTCTACCCCTTTGTACTTGTTGGGCGTTGCTTCTAATTTCTTATATTGAAACCAGTCACTAGGGCTTGTTTTCAACTCAGCTAACATCTCCTGCTTTATAGCTTCCCATGATTCTGCTTTGGCTTCCTGTTCGCTATATGCACGTTGCCATTCAGTCTGGGCAGGGGCATTAATCCTCTCTGTTAACTGGGCATAATAGTCTTTTTGGATTTCTTCTCGTTCAAGTTGGAATTGTCTTGCTTCTGTCTGCCCTGCTAGAGTACGGGCACGAGTAGCCTCATCTCGCTGCCATTCAAACTGTTTTTCTTGGAACCCCATAGACCATTTTTCGTAATCATCATCCCCCACTTCGCCACCACCAAAACCCATCTCCGAAAGGAACTCTTCCCTAGTTTGTCCTGTAGTTGCCCTCCAATCATCAACTTGCCTCCACTCTTCATCTGTCCAAGTCATGGGATGCTTATTCATAAAATCAGTAGTTGCTGTTGGTTTAAAATGCTCCCTCGCAGCTTCTATCATTTCAGAACGGCTGGCAAACTCTTGTTCGGGCATGTTATTGACATCGTAAATATTCGGGTCGCCATAAAAAGTTATTTTACCATCCTCAACCTTGGCACCAGCCCATTTTAACTTTTCTTCATCACTTAATCCCAACCACCAATTACGAGAAACTACTCTTCCATCAGGTAATGTAGCTTCATCTGAAGCCTCCGAACCAAAAAATACACCATAATCGTCCTCAGTTTCCTCAACTCCTTCTTTCCCTAAGGCTCCCTCTGCGCCGGGTTTATCTGCATCTAGCCACCTTGCAAACCCTAGAGTACCGCCATTTGCTTTGTATTCTCGCCATTGTTTCAGTTCCTCTTTACTACCTATTAGCGGCATTCCCATACCCCCTTATCTTCTGTTCCATATCCTTTTCGTAATTGATGTATTCTTCACCGAAGTCTTGATATAGTTGAAGTTTTACATCGGGTGTCATAGTTAGATATTTTGCTATTTTCTCAGCGTCAGTAATCTTAACGGAATCAAACGGGTCTTTACCTTTAAATTCAATACCTATTTTCTTATTAACCCTGGCAAGACGGGTCTCTATCTTATCAAAGATTCGGTCGTATCTACTCTTAGGCACGCCTACTCCTCACCCCATAAGGGCTAGAACTGACATCAGCCTGCTCCCTGCCTGTCTGGGTTTTTACATTCCCCCTCCGTGGTTCGCCTCCCCTAGTACCAATCTGTGAACCGAGTTTCTCCCCTTGCCCAGTTGCAGCCGTGTACGCCTCAAGTTCTTCCTTCATACCCGACTCGCCCGCAGCCTTAGCACCCAAGAAGGCTGCGATTTCAGGACTCTTTAGCATATACTGTTCAGCTAATATCTCATCAATCTCATCATCGGCTTCTCCGGCTGTCATACCGTAATCCAATATTAGATGTGTCCGTAAACTCCTCTGCATATTGCCAACTGCGATACCACCAGCGTTTATCTTCCTGTCTCTGGCGACTAAATCATCCTTAGTCATATCAACGGTTAATTCAGAATAAGAGTTACAATCATCTTTACTAAGACCTTTGGGGAGTAAATCTAATTTCTCATTAGAACAAATCTTAAAACCCATATCTAACGCTTCGGCCCACAATAGAACGTTAGCCTCTATTGGTGAATCGTACATCGCCATGCCAGCGTTTGAAAGAATATCCTCTTGTCTTCCTGAAGTGCCCTGCGCTTGCCCTTGTATCGTAAGTGGGTATTGGGCATTTAAGTCAGCCCTCACCCTGTCTCTGTAAGCGTAAGCCTCCGCACCAAAAGCCTGTGTTTCCTCGACTTTAGGTGGTTCACCGCCTGTAGGCATTTTTATAATATTAAGCGTACCAGGAGACCTTCTGTAATTCTCCAGTAAATCTTCAGGCACAGGAACATCCATCGGCCAAATGATATCTTTAATTTTCCACGCTAACTCATGCATGTTATATCTAAAGTCAGTCGCCATTGAACTGTCTTCTATGATTTTCTCACGTATCATTCTGGTTCTGGTAAAAGCCAATAAAGCGGGGTCTCTATCCTGAGTGTCTACGCCGTAGCCTGAATATTTGTGAACCATATTCACGAAACCATAGATATTACTTAATCTCCCATCGCCGTTAGCCAATCCCCCTTCATCATTTCTAAAAAGTGGCTTGCTATCAGCTACAGCGTACCTTGTATCCTTATCAATGTAATATTCAAAAAGAACCTCATCTTTCGCTTCGTATTCCTTCTTCCCTTGCCAGAGTGGATAGCTTGCCTTAATGTCGCCAGCTTTACGCATATATTTAACGAGTATCCTTCTGGGTTTACCGTCAATCTCTTCGGCGGGGTCGTGAAAGATTATCTTGGGGTCGTATCGTATAAAGTGTACGGGTAAATGATTCGGGAATACATCCCGCCAGTCCCCCTCATACATAGCCAGTTCTTCATTATGTGCTATATAAATCCACGCTTCGCCATCTGTGAATGTTATTTTCTTAAAAGTTTCCCTGAAAGGCTGGACGCTTTGTCTGGATAACTGCTTGAGCCATTTATTCCCCATTGAGGATATCTTATCTGCACCCTTTTGGGATGTCTTATTTTTACCCTCAACATAAACTTTGGGAACATAGGCTATTGCCTGTTGGGTGACACCATTCGCCATACCCGCAACATAACCCGTTCTAATTAAATACTTCTCATCCTCAATAATCGGGATATTATATTTATCTAAATAAAAGTCCAGGTCAGTCTTTTGTTCTTTTATACGGCCTGTATGCAGACTTTCTATATGCTTGACCCATTCGTTAATTTCCTTTATCTCCACATATTACCTCGCTAACGCATACTTCCCTCTAGAGTCAGCTTTGTAAGTCTTGAATGAAGCCGTACCTCTAGGTGCATATTTACATAATTGAACCAAGCCATTAAACATCATCACCCAGTCAAAACTCTGCTTGGGAGGGGTTACTGGAAAGTTAAGCCTGTCATGGTTCTCTAGTTCCCTTGTGACCATCTTTGCCTGTTGTATGAATTCCCTGTCGTGGACAACGTATTTCCTATGAGCTATGCCAAAGGCTAAATCAGGGAACATAATCTCGTTTTTCATCTTCCCTTCTACGTAGAAACCAGTTCTGCCTTCTACAATCTCACCCTTGGCATTTCTCCTTTGAGATTGGTTGGGGGTTTTCAAGTCATCTAAACATTGTGCCATTGTTATCCCCACAGCGTTGGCTTCATAAGAATTAGTGGCTTTGTATGTTCTAGAGAGATAGTCATGTATTTCAGCTACTTTAGAAACCCTCTCCATCCCCGTAGCAGAGCATACTAATTCCCCAGTGACATAATCCATCACCCCCGTAACAAAGGGGTCTACACGCCCGTCTGAGGGGTCGGTGTAGATAATATACGTTCTTCCCGTAATAGGAGGTTTATAGACTCTAACAATACCGTTATACGTATTTATCTCGGTCTGTTTGATAGGGGGGCAGACATCATAGCCCATCTCGTCTAAGATTTGCCACTCAAAGTAGGAACTTGTTAGGGAAATTCTTAAGGCATCCTCTATCCTGGAGGGGTACTGTCTGTCCAACTGCATCTCTGTATAACGAGGTCGGAGGCGAGTGTCATAGAACTCTTCTAATGTAAGCCCCTCTAAGCGGACAGGCCTTAAATTCCACGGTAAAAAGACTAAAGCCCTTGAGGGCATATGTTTGTTTGTATACATTTCCAACCCTGATTTTAAAACTCTTTTCTCCGTTCCTGGGATATTGGGATACATTTGCTGTATTCGGTCAACAAAGTGATTTTTCAAATCATCCCTGTAAACGGCACTTAAATCAATCAACTGCCCGCCAGCGTCAGTAGCGGGGGCTACGGACATAAAATTAGCCTCACCCGAAGGATGGTTGTATAATTCATCCCTGACTATCAGAGTTGCGTTGTAACCCGTACCAGCCCTGTCAGTTGAGGGGAGGCTCTTTAATTCCGAATACGTATCCCCAAAGTATAACCATGAAGTCCTGTTCCTGTCTCTGGGCTGTTGCATATATTTGGGCATGTGTTCGTAAATAAACTTTGCCTTGGAAACCATCTCGTTAGCTTCCTCTTGCCCTTGGCTTAAAACGAGAGCCTTGGCATTTGCGAAGAAGTTTACCCTCCATACGGCAAAAGCGTTTACAAGCCACGAAATACCCAACTGTCGGGCTTTCTCTATTGTTATGTCATTATAGTTTAAAAACACCCATAAGAGGTCAATCAGGTAATCCCACGGTTGCCACTTCTCCACTTTCATTGTGTTCTCGTTCTGGATGTATACGTGATTCCGAATCCAGTAAAACACGGAACTGGCACAATGGGCAGATTCCTGTAGATTTATACTCTTCTGAGAGGGTGTCCCTGAGTTTTCTGCTAAATTCAAGATATTGTTCAGGGCTAAGTTCGTCATTAATCTCCTCTATCTTAGTGAATCTGAGTAACCCAGTATATATCCTCGCCCAATCCTTATCACCAAGGGCCTTTTTCCTGACACTCTCAATATAATTGGCAAAAATCTTGTCGGGGTCACTTTCTTCCTCTTTAACCTCTATGCCTATGGATTTCTTGTATTCTCTTAGGAACTTCCAATACTGGGAAACCTTTACCTGTAAATCCCCGCATATCTCATTAATCCTATCTTGCTTTAACCTTAACCCCTCCACTTCCCATATCTCTACCATTTTGTCGTAGTCGTTCATTTCTTCCGTTTCTCTATTTTGGACATAGTTCCATAGATGTAGGCTTTCTTCCTCTCGCCCTTTAAGCCTTTCTTCTCAGCTTGTCGTCTTAACTTATCATGTAATGCTTTAGGCATATCATCCTTTTAAAACAGTAATCTTTTTTATCATCTTCCTAGGTATTGTATGGGTGTATCTCAAATCACCATCCTCAAACTTTTCAGAGGCCAATAGAACCATACCACTGTTTTTCTTGTACAAATGACCGACTGTTTTACATAGAACAGGCCTATGGCTAGTGTCCCAATGTTCTTTGTCCAAGTAACCAGAGTTTGCACAAGCATCTTCCCATTCAACTTCTACTATTTTCATTAATATCCCTTCTTCTTTTTAGGTTTCGGGTGTTTAGGGGTACTTTTATAATTAGTCTTTTTTGATTTACGTGACATTAATTCCCCCTAACATACTCAAGCCACTTATCTCTAAATTCAGAAGTTCTGAATAAACACATTAAAGGGGTATAGCCATATTCATCATTTAGTTCGTGCCATATATCATGTATGATAGCCCAACAATCCTCGGCTATCTCCATTTCAAGTTCTTCCTCTAATATTCTGTTCACATTTCCCCCTTATCAAATCGGGTAAGTCATCTATCCTGTGTGGTGCTATATATCCCTTGTCAAAGTAATGTTGGTATTCATAAATCAAATCATTCAAGTCTCTATCCTTGGAAGATAAACCACTCGTACCTTTAATACTATAACCAAGCACAGGACTTCCCCTTTTAGTCTGCCCGGAAGGGAATGAGGCTTTATAACTTCTGTTGGCCTTAATCCTCTCAGGCGTGGTGTCTGGTAGTAAATTATCCATTATTTCCAATATTTCTTCTTCTGTCATTGACATTTCCTTTTATTTTGTTGTATAATTAATATGTAGGGGTGAAGAATGATGTGGTTGTATCTGGATACAGCCCTCATAGTGAGGATAATACTAGGTAAAACCTCAGCCCCTACTAAATTGGAGGTGTAGTATGTGGAGACCTGATGGATGGAAGAATCTGAAATGTGATACTTGTAAAGATGCCGTCATAGATGATTACGGGTATCAATGTGAACTATCTTGCGGTGAACGCTCATCTTATTTTAACTTTGAAGCTGGTGCTGATGCTATTTTAGAGGCTCTTAGGAAAGACTACCACTCTTTTGCTCCCCATTCTGATGATGAGAGTAAATTAGTAAAAGGCACTTGGTGCTTTATCCCAGAGGAGGAAGTATGAGTATTGAGCAAGATATAGCAGAATTGTATTATATTGCAGGATTATTTGATGGTGAGGGAAGTATATTTATTGGTAAACAGATTAGATGAAAATGATAGAGTGATTATGAAAAAAATGAATAAAGGATTAATCTAATGAAAACCAAACAATCAGAGATAAGAAAAGTGGCTAAGAAAAAGTGCTCCAAATGTAAGGGGCAGGGTGAATATCTATTTATATACCCAAGACTGAATAGCCCGCCTGGCGGCTACATACCTACAAAGTGCGAGAAGTGCAACGGGACTGGCTACACCCTTACCAAAAGATTGTGGAGGAATAGATGAGTACATACACTGAAGTAGAACGTGAACAAAAAAATTACGATTGGCGTAAAATATTCTTTTTCTTAGAACACTTGCGTGAAGAAGGCGAAATATCAGAAAATAGCTTCAAATCTTTAATAGAAGCATTACAAACATTCAAGCCAGAAATGGAGGAATAGATGGATACTACAGAAACTTATATAAAGATGTGCGATTGGAAAGACTTGCAATTTGGTGGTATATTTCAAGGTGATTACTATACTCTTAATAGAAATAATCTAGCGTTTCACTATCCACCAAATGAATGTGTCGGGGATTATCTCAAACCTAAAATATGGACTGATACTATAGCAATAAAAAATATATTCTTTATCAAACTTTTCAAGCAAGACCAGATACAGGAGATGATAGGGCTTCCATTGCCTGAACTTTATTATGCCTTTGAGAAATTTATTAAAACCTATCCGATAGAATACATGGACGGTGTATTTTCTAAGTTTACATCTATGGAACAACTATGGTTGGCTTTTCTGATGCACGAGAAGTACGGAAAGAAATGGTCGGGAAAGAAGTGGGAGGAGATATGAAAAGAATTATATGTCTTATTCTAGGGCACAAGAGAAGACCCCGTGGTTCCTGTTGTGGAGTACATTGGGTTTGCCAGAGGTGCGGAGCAGATAAATTTGAACAATCATGGTCTATGGGAGGATAGAGATGGATAATGAATTCTTGGGGTATGTAATGGATAAATTGCAAGACCATTGGGAGGGGAATAAGGGAGAGTTTACTAAATCGCACAACCGTATCACGGGGATGAGAAGTTCCCAAATAGAAGCGTTGGTTTCCTTACTAATAGAAGCGGGGGTTATTAACTACCAAAATATAAGACTCTTGACTAACAAGGAATAATGGACTAAATCCCCCTTAACCTCTCGAAAGACTCCCTATTGAATCTACCCGTCCATTTAGTGTTTTCATTGAGAGCTTTCATGTTTTTTATAAATATACGACCTGGTATGGCACTCTTCTTCCCTTCAAATAACACTGAAGGTATGACGGTATCTGGTACACTTAATCTATCTAATACCCGGCCATCAGTGAACGGCCCCAAGTATCTCTTACGTCCATCTAACATCTCATCAGGGTTATAATCATCACCGTTAGATCGGGGCTTCAAGGTTTTAGGGGCTTCATTTGTCGGGGCTTCAAGAGGGGCTTCACGTCTTTTACGCTGTTGGCCTCTTCTTACTTCTTTACTGCTTGGCATATTCCACATCTTTGGGCGTTGCCAGAATACCCTCACCATTACAAACCTTGCATCGTTCAGCAGCATTATTAGATGTCCAATTACCATACTCATCATGGTAACCTGGGGAAGTAAAGTATCCCCCTGAAACCAAACCAGTACCATCACATATAGGACACTTTTGCCAGTAACTCATATCTCACCTCTATTATACTTATACTAAACTTACTATAGACGTATTTTACCCTGCGTTATGTAGGGGTTGAACCATTATATATACATCCGCCAGCCTCAACCCCTTCGCATGGGGCGCACAATAACCATTATGTAACGTTACACTCATATTACACTATAAATCATCATTATCACTACTAGTGTAAGTGATGTTGTGAGAATTTAGGTGAGTTGAACCCATTAGTAATAATAATGTAACCCATAACATATATTTATACAACTAACGTTTATCATGGGTAGGGGGGAGATTCAACTTACAACGATGGTTATCATCCCCCCATCCCCCAGGGTATACTGTCTTAAGGGATAGATATTTTATAGGCAACCCGTCACGTCGTACTGCGTTACACGCCCATGTGTCACTCGTAACGCCTTAGAGAGATTGTGCTGTTGTCCCATAGATACACACGAACATTTGTTCTACTTATTTTTAATAACCATGTAAATATTTATATAAAAGATAGGGTGAACACCCTAGATAAAGTCAAGCCAAATACTACTTGACAAGACATAGTTTCTATGATAACTTGAGGTATGAGTAATAAATTAACACCCCGGGAACTAGACAAAAGACTCAAGAAGTTTGAACTCAAGCAAGCTAAACTTAATCAGGATAAATTAGCCAAGGAGTTGACTCAAGATATAGGGTCTATAATGAGGGTATGAAACTTACTAAATCAACTGTAATTGAATGGTTGCTAGAAGCTGAATACGGTTATCCTTATGACAGCACCACATTATCTCATTCAATATGGTGGGATGCAACTAATACTAAGCGTAAATCTTTAAGAAAACTCACATTAGATGAATTATCCACTAGATACTTAAAACTAAAGGGGATGTTATGAAACTTAAGCTTATTGATTGTCCAACCTGCCAACACAAGACACTAATGGTTAAAAAGAAACGTGAAGATGAGTTTGGATATTCCACAACGTACTATTGTTCGATATGCGGCCATATATGGACTGCCAGCAAACGAGATAAAATCACCAGATGGTAATTAATACATAGACTGTATAATATAGGTAAATAAATAGGGAGGTTATACAATGGCTAACAAAACCAGATACCCAGGTAAATTTGAGGGATGCACTAACCAAGAGAAAGGAGAGGAGTTATATAACATATCACTTAATGGATGCGATGAAGAATTAGGAGATGTACCGGGTTTTGGGTGGAATGGATTAATCAAATATAATAGCGAAACATGGTACATAGTTACAGAAGATAATCAAGGATTTTTTGATTATGAAGTCTATTCTCCCCATATCGCAGAAATAACATGGAATAGATTATTGAAAGAGGAAGAGGAATTCACAAATGTCTAGCAAAGAAATAACACTTGATAACTATTTTAAATTTACCTTGCCAAGGATAAAAAACGTTTCAGTTATCCTATCTTCAACCAGCCAAGGTTGGGGGTGCTTCATACACTACGACTTTTACGAGGAAAACAAAGGATATACCCATGAACAAACAGGAGTTTATTACGATAAAGATGCTGCCCGTGCCCTATCTCGCGCTTGTGCAGAGATAAGAACACAGAAATAAGAGTATAAATAAATACAGGAGGTAAAGGTAATGAACAACACACTAACAGATGTATGGACACTAGAAACACCAAGCGAGGAATACGCCAGTGGGGACTTGAATATCATCATTGATAAATCATTCAGGTTCAGTGGATCAAGTGAAAGGGCATACCTACGCAAGTTATGGGATGGTGAAAGCTGGAAGTCAATTAAAGCAAAGTTAATGGTTGAGGGCTCCTGTTGGTATGTCTGGTACATGGATGGCGTAAGACAACATTTAATGAATATCAGTTAGATACTTATCCTGGGGCTAATTGGAGGGTTAGCTCCAGTAGTAAATACCTAACAGAATACTTATAGGAGGTTATGAAGTAATGAAAACAGCAATCGTTAAATTTGACAATGACGACACAATCACCACGGGTATCAATGGGACAGATGAGGAAATACGAGAATACTACAAGATAGGCAGGCAATTCAACATAGGACATGACGGTAATGACCATATGGCTGAAGTGGTGTCAGTCCAAATAATGCCAGACGATAAACAATAACTAACCACTAATTAAATATGAAAGGAGTAATATGTATACTAAAGGTGAATGGGAAATAGAGCATAGGAAAACAAGGAATTATTTAGAAGATAAATTTGATATTGTTAAGCCATTAAAGTTAGTAAACAATAGACGAGCACGTATTGCTAGTGTTCGCTGCGAAGATGATGCCCACTTAATCGCCCAGGCGCCACGCATGTATGAGGCACTAAAGGCCATAGACAAAGCCTTATTCTTTGCAGACGACCCCATTAAACAAGACACGTTAATAGACGAATTCCAAATGATAAGAACAGCTATTACTAAAGCGGAGGGTAAATGACTAACTATTGCCCACGTTGTAAAGAGCCTATGATTTATAAAGCAGGTGGAGTACGTCTAAATCTTAACTTCATAGCTCAACAGTATCAATGTAAAAACGGACACCGGACATCCAGACCTTTATATAAAGATAATAGAATACCAGCTAAAGAATATAAGAAAGGAGACCGAAATGAATAAAGAACAGGCATTTGAGGAATACGAAAAGACATTAGACATGATAGATAGGGCATCAATGGCGGCACGGGAGAACGCCAAGGAAACACTCCATAAACAACTAAAAGCGTTCCGGAATGAAGCTCACGAAGAATTGAGGGTTATCCGGGCTGTATCACAGAAGATTAAATAAATCCCAATAAATAATATTATACCATTGGAGGTGCAGACATGAAATTTAGATGGACAATGAAAGAGTTACAAGAATTCTCAAGCAAACACCTTATCTTGGCTCTAATTGCTGAGAGAAAATCCAACCTTAACCCATATACACCGCTTAGTGAAAGACTAACTAAACTTGAGAAATATGTAGAACAATTACCCGATAACTGAACCTAGGCCTTATAGCGTAAATAATAATAGGTGAGTGGTTTTATGAAATGTTGTAAATGCGACCAAGAGGCTGAATTGGATTTAGACGATGAATCTCTATGTCAGGAACATTGGGAGGAATACTGTGACGAAACATGGTGGCAATACTGCGCACCCTTTTGGCAAGAGCCAATTATATCGGAGGTGTAGACATGGCTAGGGGGCAATTGAATGAAAAGGCACAAAACATAGCTAAGAAGTTTCTCAATAGAGAAATCGACACTACTGAATTACGGCTTTATCCTTACTTAGATTTCCTGATGAAAAATGAGCAAATAATAGACATTAGAAAGTGCAACCAAGATGATAGAAATGTGTTAAGTGTATTGAGAAAAGAGGGACATATAGAAGGCGGTGCATCAGGATTAGCTATAACCAAGGAATTCTACGATTATATAAATGAAATACTTTGGCACACTTATGTCGTTGGGGCTTATGAATAAACCCTAACCAACAGAAAGGAGTAATATGGAAATAAAACATAACTGGCATAAATACGGATGGTTTGATGGTTTGAAAACACGTGCATTCTGGAGGTATTGGGACTGTAGACAGTGTTATGAGAAGATTCAATTCCTACCGTTAAGCCTGGTAAGACCATCAGAAATATTACAGAAACAGAACTAGAAATTTAACGAAAATGAAAATACTTAAAAGAATTATATTTACTTTACTGTTTATCACTATAGGTATCGGGGTATTATATGAACTGGATTTACTCTACTGTATACCTATTATACCAGTAATTAAGGAGGGATTATGAAATATCTCATTCCCTTACTAATTTTAGCTGGCATCGTAATACTATTTATATGCAACGACCCTCAGGAAAATATAACAAACTACTATGCAGACCAAGCACACTACTACGAACACATGGCCGAAGAGGCTGAAATGAACTACCACTTGCAACTTGATTTTGGTACAGGTGAAAAAGCAAGGGAATATAAAAAGGAAGCTGAGGAATACCGCCAATTAGAAGAGTTCTACAGGAAGAAGGAGGGGTTATGAGTAAAATGAGCCAAGAACTAGAGAAGAGACTAGACGAGAACAAATATGAGATGTGGGAGGCATTAAAGGATGCGCTTGAAGAAATTGAATACGCCGTAGAAGATGAAAACTATGCCCTAATAACCAAAACACAAATACGAGGGGTATTAAACAAAATAAAGGGTAAAGATGATATACAAACACAACCCTAAAGCCATAAAATCCAGGTATCCGGCTACACCTACTTATAGACTATTTAGGGATAACCTGATAAGGCAGGGATTAAACGGGGCTTTAATTAAACTAGCCCAATATAAGGAGAAGAAATGAAAGTATCACAAAAGAAACTAGACCGTCTATGGATGCACCTCTTGAAAGTAGAGGAATTAACTGGAGGTAAATTAAGAGAAGAGCCTGATTCCCCCGACTCCCCATCAACTTGCCCAATAATCAACTTCTCACCAAGGAAAGACAAACATGGTTACAAACCAAGCAACTCGCTGGGTGGTAAATTATCCTACCATTCCAAGAATTATCAAAAGGAAATCGCCTATAAGATACACGATGGTTCTGATACTAACTGGTGGATGAATCTGACTCGTGAAACCAAAGAAGAAATAACCAACTGGGTTATAGAGAAAATAAAGGAGAGAAATGGGAACAACGGGTAAGGGTTCACCACACTTCGAGAAAACCGTTAAAAGATTAGTAAGATGTTCTGAAAGAAACGGCTGTGAACTCTGCAAGGTTAAGGTAAAGTGTGTAGAGAAGTTTGATATACTAGCCAATAGAACACCTACAGGCAGGAAAGGATGAGGGGTTCATCCCTCAAATACGTCAGGTATGGACTCTCTCTCTGCTTTTACCCATAACTCACCGCAGTCATAACAGATTATATCACCACAACAGTCACAGCACCATACGTTTTCATGTTGGCAATCTTCTGACATACTTCACCTTCCTTTTCTTAACATAGCCGTATTTTAAATCTAGCTTCTCGTCTATCTTTTCCTGCTCTATTTTCCATTGATGTACTATCATACCGGGGTTTTTCATCACACATACAAAGAAACCCGCCTCCTTAGCGGGTACACTAATAATTGTCTTTATCATATCACGGATTTACTCGTATGTCAATAGAAAAAGAGGTAGAATGTATCCACTTTTTAAGAATCTCTTACCTTATCAGACCCAACCGAAGGGCGGGAGCGTACCCCCTCTTTAAATATACCACCCCCAATTACGTGGTACGAAAGGAATATACCTGCGGTGGCTGGGTTACGGGTGGAAGGGCGTGGTGGGGAGGGTATACCCTGAGTTTACACTATAAAGAATAAAATGTCAAGGAATTTGACGATAAGTTTTATCCACTTTTTTGCGATTTCTATAGTCTCTATTAGAACGCCAATGCGTGAATACGTCAGCCTTAGACCACCATCCACTGATGTAATTTATAATATCTTTAACATTAGGGCTTAAATCCTTATATGTACCCCCCTGAGAAGCCATCAAATCAACGGCACTGAAACACAACTCCTTTCTATCGGGCATACACTTGTCCAATCTACTCTCTACGTCTCCTATGACTCTTAACGCTTTTTCATAGGGGGCTTCTTTGGAACGTGACCTTTGTACCTTATCAATGTGTTCGGGAGTAGCTACCCATTCACCCTTTTTAAGAGTATGCCTGTTTTCGATAATCCAGAGGATTTGATGCCGACAGTATACAATCTCTCCATAGCTAAAGTATTCCTTACCCTCGCAAGCGTTCCAATCACACCTTCTACTACACTTCATCTATACCCCACTCTTTTAGTTTGGCTTGCCATGTATCCGCCAAAGATAGTGGTATGTAGTAATCACGTTTAGTGGTAGAAACAGAACGCCAGTAAGGTTCATTCGCATCTATCCAGTCCGTCACTTCCTTTATCCCTGCCTTGAAGGATATTTCAGCCTGCTCCGCCCTTCCGCAGGTGCAATCATAATGAAACTTCTCTTCCCCAAGACTACCACCCGTAATATATCCATTAGCAGGGCAGCCATCATTGTGGATTACTGTATCTTTAGCTTTCATTTACTCCCCCATATTAGATTTTAGTTCCTTTTGCCTGTCTCTTAGTATTTGCCCTATAGCGTCTGAGCAGCTTAGATAAGTTATACCGTTCTCAATAGAGAGAGTTGGGCAACGCTGACCTATCAAGTGTTTAATAAAGTCTTCTACTGGCGCACCACCTCTGATACCAATGGCAATACACATAACTACAGATTTAAGAAAACAAGTAGCGCAACCACCGGCCTTGCCAAGCACAGCAAACACCTCAATTATCTCACCATCTGCTACCCCGATTGTAACATATAAACTGCCACAACCCACCTTGACTTTAGTGCTTGTTGAAGGGACTGACTTAGGCCGTTTTTTCATCCCAAAACCTCGTAATCTCTCTATGATAGTTATTTTTTATCCTTATATATTCAGCGTGGCACACTATACACAAATCCTTCCCCTCATCTACACAGTACCCACCATACCCACCCTCTTTACCACATCTTTTACATTTAATATTCATTTAGACCTCATTACGTCTATTTCATGCTCGGCAGGGTTAATGATAAACTTAGCACAACCCAAAACTGTTGCAGGATAAAGTTTCTGCTCACCATAAGATGCTACTATCCCCCTAGTGTATGTCCTAAACCATGATGCTGTTGTAGCCCCTATAATCTCCCTTGATTTAATTTTACCTTCATCATAAGCCCCCTTTGTTACAAGGATAGGCTTTGACTTAGAGATATAATCATGCACATGAGCATAGGCATAAAAGTCAGCGTCAGAATTTTCCATAAACCTTCTCAACGCTGTAAGTTTTGCCCCATCTGTAATAGCACCACTTGTCCCGTGAGTGATAGAACCTGTGACCAAATGTCTCTCATTACTGTTCTTTCTATGGAAGTACAGCCTCAAATGACACGAAAACCCCAAGTTATCTACACCTAAGCCGTCACATATCCACTTCTGAACGTTATCATGGTTATGTTTTCTTATAGCCTCTTCGTGATTCCCATACAATAAACCTAAACACTTATCCTTAATAGGTTCAAAAAGTTTAATAACCCAATCTGTCTGTGTTTTAGCAATATCGTCTGTTTCCACCCACTCCGCTATAGACCTCTGATGAGGGTCAAACCTGTTATCTCTAGGGGTAATGAACTCAGCGTAATCTCCCATACCAACCCATAAAGCGTTTTCATCATCTCGTATTTCTTTTATTTTCTCTTCAACTTCTCTCTCTAAACAGTGGATTGTCCCTGCGTGAATATCCCCTATACAGTATAGTTTCAAATCAGGATAGCTACGCTTATACTTTATAATATGGTCTTTAATCTCCATTTAAATACACCTCTCTTAATAGTTCCCCGTTACGGTATATCTCTATAGAGTTTTCCTTTTCTAATATCACTATCTGCCCCCTGTCTAAAGAATATCCTATCATAAATGCCGTTAGTATAACAGCTAGGATTAAAATAAAAAAGACCGAAAACCACCCTGCTTTCATTCCCCTACCTCCTTAATAATACCATAGACAAAGACAATAAACCCAATACCTATTAAAGTAAAATTAACGCAATACATCCAGGGGTCAAGGGCATAAACCTTGCCATATATATATCCTGAAATCACAGCAATAATCAAATTCAAAACCCAAATACCAATACCCATTAACATGTATTTCATTTCTCGCCCCTTTGGTGTTTAGCACCATGTACGAAATGTTCAATACACAGCCATCTTATATCACTCATAGGTATAATAGGCTCTTTGTCTGGCTTATATACGCCCATATCTATCAACCTCTTGCTATATTCCCAATGTTTCTCTGCTAATTCCCTCGCCTCTTCGTCTGTCATTTTGCCTCCAGTTCCTTTTTAATTTCAGATTTATCTACTTTGAATATATCTTTAATAGCCTTTTCCTGGAGGGTTAAGTACCAGTCTATCCCTCTTTTCTCTACCATTAGCTCGGCAAAATCCATAGGGGCATTATGGGCAGAGTTTTTTCTAAATTTGTGGCAACCTGAGCAGAGGCAACTCCCATTCTGAAGGTCATATCTGACATTATAATTTGTCCTCCCGTAGATATGATGAGCATTTAAGTTCGTTGTCTTGCCACACTTCTCACATAAACCCTTACGCTTAACTATCTTAGCCCACAAATCTAAAAGGATTTTATCCTGCTTCTTAGCACCTAACTGCTCAAACGTCTTCTTCTTCATCCTTCTATTCCTCCACAATCTTTTGGTAGTTAGCCTTCTCCATATCTGTCTGTGCTTTGATATAACCCCGCCATTCTGCATTGAATACCATCTCCGATACGGTTACAGGTTCATTGACTGGTGCTCCGCTAGGCCATTTAGGTAACTCACTCTCCACTTCATACACCCCTACCTTGAGATTACCGACTTGGAGAGAGAGGATTTCATCTGCCCGTCTGTAATAATCTTCTATAAGACAACGATTACAGATATTTGGTTCATTTGTGCAATCACCGAAATGTTCGGGGTTTTTCCCTAATTCTACTTTCCATCTATCCCAAAAGTCAGTAGCCTCAAGGATAGCCATATCCTCATCATCAGCCAATAACTTAATAACTATCCCTCCCCTTATATCCTGATAGGTTGCTTCTTTATCCATCAAGGTTAATCACCTCACATTTATAATGTCTTTTCCACGCTTCAAGGTTTGAACCTGTAT